CGCCAAAGCTCATCGGATGTTTATCGGCTTACAGTAGATAGTTCCGCCTGCGGACACCTGAATGGCGCTTACGCGCCAGGGCGAACCTGTGCCGGGTGGAACTATAAACGGAATAGGCGTATTTGACGGGATAGGCGTAGAGCTGGTTGTAGCTGTGACGCCCTCGCCCACGGCCACATAACACGGCGCCGTAGACCAGATGACGACGCCTTGCGGCCCCGCGGCCCACGTCGATGTCGAGCCCGCGGTCCCGGTAAAACTGGCAGTAAGCGCCGGGAAATTAGTGTCCGCCAAAGGATTCAGAAGTTCCATGATGTCCTCACGCCAGGAATTTTAGCTTATAGAGCGTGGACAGATAAAGTCCTACGATCTCGTCGATGATGTTCTGCAACGCAGACTGGTCCTTGTCACAGACCTTATAGCGCATTTCCTCGATATCCTTGAGAGAATCCTCAAGAAAATCAATTATATTGCTTGTCTTCTTGGCTGACTGAAGCGCGATCGGCCCGATCATGCCGTGACGGCCCATATAAGCCTCTGCGAACGTGTCCGCGAGGTCCACGATGCCGCCGTAGAACTTTCCCAGCGCCTTATGCTTGGCATAGGAGCGCGTGTTTAGATGGCTGCTGTGCGCCACGTCGCGAGCGAGGAACAGATGACCGATAAACACTTCGCAGGTCACATCATCTCTCCCGTTTCGCGGATCGGCGCGTTGCCGGCCACCAGATCGCCGGTGTCCAGCGCCGCCGCGATAGTTCCCTGAACAATATCAGAAATCTGATCCGGCGTCATGCTGTTTGCAAACGCCTGCATCCGCTTGGTCTCGGCTTCGAACGCCTTGATCTGGCTGTTCTGCTCGTCAATGGCCAGCTTTTGCATCTCATAGGACTGCATGAGCGCCTGAATCTGCCCGGTCGTGGCCTCCATCTCCTTGGCCATCGTCTCCATCTGCGCCCGCATGACCTGTGCTTCCGGCGAATCGTCCGTGTTTTCAAGCACTTTCGGGTCAAGCATCTTTTCGAACCGCTTGGCCATCGTCTCCGAGCCCGGCCAATCCATGTTCTTGACGAACAGATCGCCCGCAACGCTCCAGAGCGCCGGGTTGGTCTGGAGAATCTGGCCCATGGTGTCCATGGCCTCCTGCTTGCGGGTCATGTAGCTGGGCCCAGAAGCAACCTGAACGTCGTAGGTGCCGACATTCGGGTTGTAGATTTTCATAATCTCAATGCCCTGCTCGTCAACGATCTTGCGCACCGCCTCCGGCTGAGCCGGATTGATGCGCGCCATGCCGACTTCGCCCTCAACATTGATGATACGGGCGACGCGCTGCGTGTCGTAGATCTTCGGAATCAGATCGACGAGCTGACGGGCCACGTATTTGATCGCCCGCGCGAGGTTGTCTACGTAATGATACGTTGACGTGTCGCCCTGCCGTTCCCGTGCCAATATAGCACGACCCGTTCTTTCGTTACTGGTCGCACCAATTGAACTGTCGTATTGACCCGTCGTTGATTTAATGTCTTCGCCAGCACCCATTTTCGCCTGTATGAGGCCGGTTTGCGCCAGAGGCGGCTGAGCGCGCTCGGGCAGCGGCAGAGGGCTTCCAGCTCCGTCAGTAACATCCGGGTTGACCTCCAGATACGGCCAGTTGTTCGTATTGGCCGTTTTCCATTGCATTTCATAGCCTTCAAACTGGCCGCCGTAGCCAATGAAGGGCGCTTTGGGGGCCAGAGCCAGCATTTCAGCTTCCTGGCTGACCCAGTAGTTATACATGCGCTGGGCGTCTTTGGCGTTGCGCACCAGCCCGGAGATATAGAGCTGCCCGTCGACCTCGAACTCGTTGCCGACAACGCGGATGACGGGGATGTATTTGCCCGCCCACTCGCGCTCCTCCAGCACTTCATAGCCGTTGGTCTTGATCCACATGACCCGACGGCGGTCGCTCTCACGCGAGCGCAGCGGCTTGCCATAGGCTGACATGAGCCGCTTGTCCTCTGGCGTGCCTTTGAACGCCGTGATATTGTCCGGGTAAAGGTTCAGCGTCGCCTTTTTATGCTCGACGTAAAAATACTCGGCGATGCGGACAGTTTCCTGACTGACCCACATGCTGAGCGTCTGGTCGCCCACGCCCTGAGACATCATGCCCGTGACAGGCGTGGCGTCGGGGTATAATCTTTCATACTCAGCTTTAGGAATGTCTTCCGTAATGAAGCACCACTCCGCGTCCTGCCCGCAGGGGTCCTGAATCATCGGGTCCATGTAGACGCTAAAGCTGCTACGGACGCGGCCGATACGGATGTCCTGATCGAAGGAGTCTTCCTTGCAGTATTCCGTCAGGATGCGGATGTAGCCCTCGCCATAAACCACCTGATTATCGCAGGCGGTGTCATAGGCCACGTCGGCGTCGGACATATACTCAATGTGCCGCACAATCCCGTCGAAGATCTCCGCGACCTCCGGGTCGGCGTTCTCATCGGCGGGGATGACCCGCGCTGTCGGGCGGTTCTGGCGCTGCTCGTTGGTCACGAGCCGGACGTGCTGCGGTAGCTTGTTGATCGTCAGGCACGGCCTTGCGTTGATCGTCTGACCCTGCACCGCGCCTCGGGTAGCCAGCACATCGGCCGGCCATTGGTACTGGTTGTCAGGGCTCCCGGCCATAAACCGAAGATCGTCTAATTGGTCCTCGCGAGAGTCAGAAACAGCAGCTTGGGCGACAGTAAACCTATGGCGCATAGTCGCCAAGCGGTCGTCGCCCTCATCGGCGCTGGCAACCCGGCCTGCATCTCTTACGTCAGACGCCATTGAATCTATTACCTTTACTCATGTTAGCCGAGCCGGGTATAATCTGAAGATTAGCCGGAACATGAAGCCCAGAAACCAATTTACCGTGCAGCGGAATCATATGATCCACATGCCAGGAATACCCATACGCCCTGGATAGTTCATCCGCCAAGGCGTATATCTTAGCCATATCAGCAAAATCCTGTTCTGTCAGCCATGTTGGTGTGCGTTGTTCCCGGGCTCGGCGGCGGGCCGCGCATTTTGCGTTCACGCGCCCCCGGTTTCTCTTTTTCCATTCTGAAGATATCGACAGAAATTTATCCCAGTTGGCAGACTGCCAATTTTCATTTTTCTTTTTAACCGCATCGGGGTTGTTTATTCGCCAATTTCTATACTGCGCCGCGACCTTATCCGGGTGTCTTTCCCGATATCTTTTGGAACTGGCACGGTATTTATCCGGGTTGGCTTTATTCCACGCCGACGCAGCGTCTTTTGCGCATTGAACGCACTTACGACTGACCTTGTAACGGCCAGTCGTATGCCCTTTACGGCAAGGTATGCCTACATTGTATATAAGCTCACTTGCAGCCACTGGACTTACCTTTGCCGCCCTTTTTGGCCGCTGCCCGTTTTACGGAGTAGCTTATCGCGACCGCCTGCTTCTGAGGCTTTCCGGCGGCCATTTCCGTCTTTACGTTCTTGCGAAAGGCGTTCTTTGAAGCTGACTTTACGAGAGGCATTATTTCTTCCTCGTCTTGGCTGACTGTTTGAACGTTTTGGCGGTTGGTGCGCCTTCAGCCCCCGGCTTGCGCATCTTCTCGCCCGACCCGGCCTTGATGCGCGCCCGTTTGGCGTGAATGTTGGCATATAGCCCCGGCTTTTTCACGGGCATTTCCATCTCCGAAGACTAGCCTTTGCGCGCTCGCCATTCTTGGCTTTAGCCGCCACGGCAGACATTCTTGCACAAAATGACTTTTTGCGCCCCTCGTCCGCCTTCGTCTTGGGGTTAGGGGCCGGTGGTTTAAGATTACTGCCTGTAGCTTTATTGTACGCGGCGCGGCCTTTTGCGGTCAGGCCCGCGCCTTGTTTTGTGGGTAGCTTCTCGCCACGACCGACTGACAGCGATACGGATTTTCGCGCCATTAGTGCCCCATCCATGACGAAGATCTACCCATATGACTATATGTTACCCGAGGTCTGTTGTCCATCGGCCTCGCCTCCCGGTGGGCCACGGGGTAGGCGAAGGTAATGGCGATAGCGTCGGCCGCGTCGGGCGAGGCCAGCCCTCTGGCCTTCATGTCCTTTTTGCTCTCCAGAAAGATAGTTCCCTTGCTGTCCGGTTTCATCATCGGTCCGGTCAGGTCGGACTTCAGGAAACGGTCCTTAGGAATGCTGGCCGTCTTCAGCCACTCCTTCATCGCGCCCCACATCTCGGCCCGCTTGTTACCATACATTAGCGGCTTGACGGACTTCTGACCAAAGTTCACTCCGCGCACCTTATAGCGCTGCTCCTTCAGCCGGTCGACGACGCCCGCGCCCAGGCCGCCCTCGTCGATGACCACCAGCGCCGGCCTGAACTCCTCGATAGCGTCGATGACGCGCCCCACCACCTCCATGGTGTCGTCGCCCCGGTAGCGCCGGATAGCGATGATGTCCCGGCCCTGCCTTACCGCGATGACCGTCGCGTCCGCCCCGAACCGCGCCGGGTCCACACCCACGATGATCGGCGCAGATGGATCCTTTGACGGCGTTCGCGCCATGGCTTCTTCAGCGAGCATGGTTCCGATGAACTGATCGTCTGAGGCGTTGGGGAACTCTCCGTAGACCTCGACGTGGGCGGCGCTGCTGTCAGGGCCGTATTCGTCGATAATCTGCTGATAAACGGCCTTGTCAGTTCCCTCCACGCTTCGGGCGTCAACAGTCTTTGTTCGCCAGAACTCTCGCTTGGAGTTGAAGCACTCGTAGAAATATCCTGAGTTACGGCGGGGGTTGCTAAAAGCAAGCCAGAACCTGTTAGGAGTATTTTCAGTAAAGAAGCCCGCCGCCACTGACCAGATCGCGTCATCGATACCACTCGCCTCATCGAACACGAGCATGACGCCCGCGAAGTTATGCACGCCCGCGTAGGCGTCCGGGTTCTCTGCCGACCACAGCCGCCCCTCGACGCCCCAGTAGCGCGTGCCCAGCTTCAGATCGCGCTCCACGAGTTCTGCGATCCACTTGGCTGGCAGCACCCGCGTCGCGCTTACCTCGAACCAGTGGCTGTGCAGGGACATGCTGAGCCACTTTGTAATCTCGGCCCATGTGACGCTGCGGAGCTGCGCCTCCGAGTTGGCCGACACGATGGTAGTGCTGCCGATCCGGGTCGTCAGCATCCAGATCACCAGCCAGCTTACAAGGGCCGACTTGCCGATACCGCGCCCTGAACTGGTAGCCATCCTGAACGTGGAGAAATCCAGCTTACCGCCGTTGGCCTTGATGTGGTCTCTCAGCTCTACCAGCACCTCGCGCTGCCATTTACGCGGGCCGCTGTGGCCCTCCAGCGGCGTGCCGGGCTTACCCCACGGGAAGGCCAGCCTCACGAACGTCAGCGGGTCGTCCTTCACCTGCGACGCCCATAACGTCGCCATCAGCTTCTGCTCGTCCGTCGCCGAGAAGATCGGGGTTTGCATCTATGATAAGCCCTTCGATGACGCGCTGCTTTGCCTCTTCCAGCGCCGCCGTAATAGATATGGTCTGGTTGACCTCGACCTGCACGGACTGCGGCGCGGTCCACTTATGCGCGAACTTCAGCATGTCCATCGCCGCTTTGGTGTCGCCGGACCGGGCCGCCGCCATCATCACGTCGGCCAGCTCAGCCTCTCCGTCAGCGCGCCCTTTCGTCTCGGCATACTCCGCTATTGGGTCCAGTTGCACCAGCGCCCGATACTCGTGCGGCGTCAGCCCGGCCGCCAGCGCCATGGAGTCGCCGCGCAGGCCTTTCTTCGCCGCCTCGTAGATGCGCTCCAGCACAGCCTCTGTTGCGGATATCTTGCGCGGCTCGTATGGGAGTGAATGAAACATGGTTTGTTATAGCATGGATTTCCAAAAAATAAAAAATTTCGTGCAGTCCCTGCGTATTTCTTAAAGGAGATCCCAAGGCCCAGGTCCCCCGCCCTGAATGTCTACGGCTTAATGTAAACTGCATATGTCAACGTCTGTCAACGCTCAAGTCATAGCGTTTATGTAAACAAAGATAGTGGTTGGCCCGGCTGATTGCCGGGCCGATTGTTTCACGCGACAGCTCGCTCAATTCGAGCGGCGAGGTCAATCTTTGCGGCGAGGTCAATCTTTGCCGCCAGGTCAATGATCGGTTGCGACTCAGGATTGCATATAACGGCCATGGGGTGCTTTGCGTTATACGCGAGAAGCGAGCGTGCTGCTTTGACCAGCGCCGCCTTGTCACCTTTGCGATAAGCGGTTTTGAGGGATTCAATCTTCTTGTTCATTTGACTGGACCTGTTTGCGTTTTCGATGATTCACCATAACAAAATTTGTGATGAACGCAAGAACTTTTTTCGGCGCGGCGAAACTTTTTTTAGTTTACGTAAACAAACATGGGCAGAGCCATTTATGCTGTTTAGGCGATTCTGTTTCAAGTCGCGTCAGACTTTTTGCGTGAGGGCAAGAGACGCGCGCCCAGGCGACCGGCGCATTAGTCTAGCGTTTTAGTGGTTTATGCTATTAGGCGGTTTAGGCAGGTATGTTTAAGTCGCTATACATTTCTACTGTATGTATACGTATGTAAACATTTATATTTTTAAAACTTATATCCTTAAAAATAGCATAAATAGCATAACGCCCGGACATCACTCGTGTTTCCTCTACCTAATTTACAGCCGAAGGCAACATAGATATCCACCTAGTCAAAAATCTTGTTGCACTCCCTGCGAATCGGCGTATATTGTAAGCATTGAACACAAGAGGACAACATGCCAACCATGCTTGACGCCCTGCAAACCTTCGCCGCCTGTTTCGCCATCGCTGGCGCCATCGTCGCAGCTCTATCGTAACAAAGGAACAAAGCCAATGCTCACATTATCTGAATTCCGAAAAGCGCTTCGCGCCAGGCGTTACGCCGGCGTCATACTGTATGAAGGGCCAAGCGCCATAGACGGCGCGCCTATTGTCGTGATCGCGACGCGCGTTGATAGCGCCAGTAATAACACCAAGACGGGCGCCATGGTTCAGACATTCATAATTCGCGCCGATGTGCATCCGTTCCGCGCCCTGAAATCAGGGCAGGATGAAAGTATCTGCGGCGATTGCCCACAACGGCCG